GGATCTTGTTTACCAATAGAGGTAAGAGAACGCTCAATGTACCACATTCCACCAGGTCCTTGGAATCCATGATCCCAATAGCGAATCCACGGAACCTCTTGACCTTCTGCAGCTGGTAAGAAACGAAATACTGCATACCCATTACCTGACTTATCAACAACAGGTTTCCAGTACTTATCGGAATCCTTATCCCAATCATTATTCTTATTACCAGATGCTGACTCAGCTGCTTTAACTAAACCATCAATCTGTGCTTTTCTGTTCTTTTTCATTGCTGAAAATGACATATTACTCTCCTTTCGTATTTAAATTATATTACAATATGTTGTCAAATTTTAAAGAAGATAAGACGAACTTCTATTTTTATATACTATATATTATACACTATTTTACTCTAAATGTCAAGTACTAGGTTTTCCATGTGGAATGTACCTCCTCCACCTTTCTTTTCTGGGAATTTGATATGAGCTAATTCAGATGATATAATATCATTAATGATACCTAGATCAGTAGTTTTAAACTGATGCTCATCATATTTAACATGAACCTTAGTTCCTATTCCAACTTTCCATTTCTCGAAAAATTCTCGATATATCTCTATACGCTCTTTTTCTCTTGCTATTCTATCTTTATCGTTACTACGCATTCCTGGTATATTCATTTCGTTTACTCGAATGTGTTTAAAACCACATCTTTATATTTATCAATATCCGGAACGTTCATTAAGTCTGAGTATCGTTTTATTCTATGAGCTAATGATTTATATACAGTATAATCCTTATATTCCTTTTCTGACGCCTCAACAAATCCTGTAAGTTTATTTAAGATAACAATAGATTCAAGTGCAGGTGATGTTTCCTTTAAAATAGGAGGTATACTGATCTTTTTACCATATTTAGATTCTCTATGATTCTCTACATCATCTGTATCACATCTCAACCAAACATCTAAACTATTATCAATCTCAGACAATCTAAACATATCCTCTTTGAATGTATATAGTAATGACTCACGAACCTTATTATGTTTATCATAGTTAATTGAGGTCATATCTCCAACCCAATTAACACCTTCTAAGAAGTTATAGGTGTAAAACTCTTTAATATTGTTAGTATGGTGCTTAATAGCATAATTATATTTAAACCTATCCTTACGCTTAATAAAGGCCTTAGGTGATACTGTAGTTTTGAAGTTATACCGAACTGCGTTATAGTTAGAGTCACAATCAAAATGTAACTTGAGAGCCTGATATATCTTAAATGATTCGTACACTGCCTTTGCTGTAAAAGGTGCTCGCTCAGGTTTATTATATGCGAAATTAGTATTCATATAGGTAGTTCATTTCCTTTAGGGATTAGTCTAAGGTTAGCTGCATATGCTTCAAACTTAATTTTTAAGGGTTTTGATAGATATTTTGATACATCTGATGGGTCAATAGAGTACTTTTCACATGTCATCAGAATCGCATCTATTACATCCCCACCATTAGACATGATTAGTTTTTCTGTTGAGTCAGAAAACTGCTTTTGTTTTACTTGTTTTGATTGAAGTGCTGCTTCGATTATATTAGCCATTAGAATACCTTTAAAATGATAGTAGAGTTATTTAGTCTACCTGACCCCTTTGTTCTAACAGTCTTAGCCATGGTAGTGAATCTGATAATCCATTGCCCCTTTCTCATAGAGGTCAGGAGTTTAAGCTGCTTTTCTGGTGTTCTTAAACGTCTTTGCTCTGAAAAATCAAAACCCTTTAATGTACTCCCTCCAACAGTCATTCCATCAAGAGACGTATAATAACTAAGCATCTTAGTTGCTGTATTATATAACCAAACCTCTTTAGAACCTATTAGTTTCTCAGGATCAACAGATTTAAGTTTAAGCTCAGGGAATGCTTTAGCATACTTTACTTTTGAAACAGCTTTAGAAGCAGGTACTACTTTCTTTTTGCGGACTGGTGTTACAGCTACTTTATACTTCTCTAATGAATCAATCATGTTATCAAAAAATTTGATAACCTTGTTCTTTTGTGGTGTAGTATAGGTTGAATAACCTTCTTTCATAATAGGGAGGGTTTTAGACAATACATATTCGTTACGGACATTTGATGCCCACATATTAATCTCTCGAATATAAGATGCTTTAACATTTGAGTCTGCCAAGTATTTCTCAGTATTGAACTTCATCTTAAAATCAGACTCTATAAAGTTCTCAAAAGCATTGTCTAAACCCGTAATATAATCATTAAGTTTAATAGCAGTTCGTTCTTGAATAGAGACAACTTTTTTAACAGTAGGAGGTACAACAACTTTAGTATCTAATCGGGCTACCCAATTATCCATCCATTCTTGAAGTTTTTTATCTCCAAGACCTCTAGTAATCAGACGTGCTATAGCCCCTGCGGTTTGCTGTGAGACAGAAGATGTTAATACCTTATCTGATTTAATCTCTTTAAGGTATGTATTAAGATATTTAACAAGGGTCTTAGAATCAGTCATTACATTATACCAATTCAATACAGATATCAATTCCCCTTGTGTATAATTATTATCTAGTTCAGGCTCAATTAAATCTGTAGCCCACTTAGCTCTTACTTTTGTTTTACTCATAATATAGTTTCCTTAATAATGGCTCCCTGTCGTGGGCTCGAACCACGGACATGATGATTAACAGTCATCTGCTCTACCAACTGAGCTAACAGGGATTATTTAATTTATACATACATTATACTATATTTTACATCAAATGTCAAGTAATGGTTTGATTTCACCACATACTACTTCTTCAGCTGTATACCGAAGTGCTGTAAACTTAGTAACATTCTCTGTTTTAAAGCTCCTCCATCCTTCTGCGTTAGTGTCCCATACGGATATATTAGTATTCTCTTTATCCACTTTACCAGTGCCCTTAGGTCTATTACCTTCCGGAATAGCACCAAGGTCTGTAGTACAGGTCATAATACGCTCATCTCCATTAATCTTAGTGAATGTAACTTCACATAAACCTTGAGACAGCTCATACTTCATTGAATCATAGTGAGTTCTTAATGCTGTTGCTTCTTCCATTTTAGTGACCTCCAGGACCCATTATATACTCATCTGCCATTTCATCAGCAGCTGTATAGAACATATACTGCATAGAATCATACCGAAGTGTACCATACTTTTTAATAAAATCTTCTTTAGATAGATCAATAAACTCTTGACCCATTACTTCTTCTTTTGTCGCCTCACGAACTTTATTCATCTCTACTCTCCTCATATGCATCCATAATAGATACTTCTTCAGTGATCTCATTCGCATCATTTGTACCATCAAATGATATGTGTGTATCAGAATTAAAGTTTACAAATGCCGCTAAATTTTCTACTTCTTTATCAGTCATTCGTCGTTTTCGCTTTTGTTTTAACGCGACTGCAGCTTTAACTTCTTTCTCTTTTAACTTCTTTTTCTCATTATTCTTTTCAGCAATTTCCTTAATTATATCATAACGTTCGTCTACTAATTTACTCATCTTCTTCTCCTTTTGGTACTACTAGTGCCAAGTTATGAACATGATAAGTGGTCATAACTCCATTTGTTAATTTAACTCTAAGTAAATAATCATCTTTATCTTCAAATACCATACCATACTGTTTATAGTAACGATCTGACTTAACATCAACCATAACCAGTTCACCTACTAATGAATCTTCACTCCGTAAATCATTAACATTATAAACAATACCGTCAATCTCAACTGTTTCCTCTTGTCCTCTTTCTTCATACATTTTCCATTCATCATAATCCTCATCCGGTATGATATCGAATTGTATATTATAACCAAAAAATCTAGCAACAAATCTAATAGGTACTCTAATTGAATAAAGTATCATATAAATTATCCACGGAAGATTTTGCATATTCATTTTTCTCCTTTACAATTAACTAACTTTCATATACATTATAACAAATGATGACATCCATGTCAAGAACTCATTTCATTTATTTTTAAATAGTATGATCAATTTCTTCATTTTGCTCTGCATTAACATTAGCATCGAACTTGGTATATAACTCTTTAAACGTATTCTTAGTATCCTCATCGAAACGTGAAATAGCTAAATCAATTGACTTCATACGATCTTCAAAGATAGCATATGTCTGAACAATATGACCTAAACGGCGAGTCGAAATAACATCATCAACACCATCATCATAAAACGTTTTACGGATACCGTCCGCCCATGACACTAACAATTTAGCAAACTCTGAATCAACTTTACCATATGCTTTCATGTGGTTCATTAAGATCTTTTCTTCTGTAACAACAGGGGCAAATGGTTGTTCAATAGTGATAGTAAACCTCTCTAAGAACGCTTCATCAATGATTGTAGCGGCTGAAAACTTACCTGACTCTGAACCCTGACCTTTTGTATTGGCAGTAGCAATAACGTTAAAACCAGGCTTAGGTTCAATCAACTCACCTGTCTTTTTAATAACAATTGGCTTACCTTCTAGAACACCCTGAAGTGCCATAATCTTATTAGAACCGCGGTCAATCTCATCAATTAACAAAATTGCACCAAGTTCCATCGCTTTAACAACAGGACCTTTCTCAAAAACAGTCTCACCTTCAACAAGACGGAAACCACCAATTAAATCATCTTGATCTGTTTCTGGTGAAATCTGAACACGAATGAATTCACGTTTAGCATTAGCTGCTGCTTGTTCCACCATCATCGTCTTACCGTTACCTGAAAGACCAGTAACAAAGATAGGGTAAAAGAACTCTGATTTAATGATCTTTAATACATCTTTATAAGCTCCCCANTTAACAAAATTGGGATCAACTTGTGGTATATATGACGGAACAAAGGCATCAACAAGAACAGTCTTTCTTACTTCACGGACAATGGTCTTTTCGACAGACGGTACCTCTTCTTGTNCTTTAGGTGCTCGAAGAGGAACTATGACACCTGTAATGTCATATGTACCACGNTCAACAGCATTTAACATCTTAAACATAGCTCCNGCTAATCCAGTTCCTGTGACAGTCTCAGACGCTGCATTTAACTCTTTCCGAGAATACACCTTTTTCTCCGGATTGGTNGACATTAGATAATCAACAACTTTCTCAATCTTTCTCATATTATATATACCTCTTCAATTAACTAACTTTCACATACATTATAACAAATTATGACATCCATGTCAAGGTTTATTTACACTAAATTATAAATCTCTTCTGCTTCAGAACGATATGCAGCCTCTAATGCAATTACTTCAAGTGCGCATGCTTCAACAGCAAGACAGAATGCATCAGGTCGTCTCTGATATAATCTTTGTTCAACAACAGCGTCATACGCAGCTGATAACTCAGAAGCAGGAATAGGGAATTTCAATTTACGTGCTCTGTTACGTTTAATAACTAGTAGAATAAGCTCTTTTTTCATATACATATTATATTTTCCTTCTCAATTAATTAACTTACACATACATTATATAACATTACAACATAGATGTCAACACTTATTTTCATTTATTTTCAATTAAATATAGATTTCCGAATCTTGGAAAGTGCTTTACGTTCTAATTGACGAACTCTTGGTGCTGAAACATCTTGATATGCGGCAACCTCTTCTAGTGTGTGACTGTTCAAATATCTATCAACCAAAACCTTTTTAAATCTATTAGTGAGGACAGGTCTAGTACTGACGATGGTGTTCAACAAGATGGTGACATCTATCTCATTTTCAGCAACCTCAATATCGGTTAAACTAACATCAGGATCATACGGCATCTCAATCACTTCATTTATAACTGGTTCTGGAAACTCTCTATCTAAGTTCTTTAATACTTTGTTCCAATCTTTTGAATTCTTTCTCATAATGTATTTTCCTTCTCAATTAACTAACTTACACATACATTATAACAAATCTTTATTGTAATGTCAACAACTCATTTCATTTATTTTCAACTAAATTAGTCTTACCCTTAACAACTTTAACAGTATTGTCTTGTATAAAGGTGTATTTGTCATCCCATTGATATCCACATTTCTTATAATCGTTCCATGACATACACTTGATCTTACCTGTTAACTTATCGTTTTCATCTCTTAATGGTATAGATATCATACCTGATTCTGTAATCATTTTATTTTCACCTCTGCATCTGTTTCAATCCACACTTTAGCACCACAGGATAACGGTTTATCAGGTCTATAAACTACTCTAGAAGGCCCTAATATCTCAACCTCGTGCGCATAGTCGTTCGATTTATATGTTTTAACAGTAATGACTGGCTCACGTTCGCCGGTCTTTGCATTACGCTTAATTGTATGTTGATTAACATGAATCTTCTTTTTCATAATTTAAACCAATGGTAAATACTTAAAAAATCTATTAATAGAAACCCTAAGGCTTGCACCCAAAGAGCTGTTTCGTGTTCCTTTACAAAGATCCATATTAAAGTTATATGACCAATCATAAAAGCAACAAATCCCCATTTAGACTCATTGATATGGAGTGCTATTACAATACCACCCCCCACTAAAAGAAATGTAGATAACCATTTCAGACCTTTCATAATTAAGCCACCAATCTAGCAAACTCTTGAGCAATCAACTTATTCATTTTCTTGTTCTTTTGAAACTTCTTAAAGTCACGTTTGATCGAATTCATTCTTTTACGATCAGTAGCCTCGGTAGAAATGTTGGCATCCGAGTCAGCTTTAGGAACAAATTCATCATCAACTGCCTGAAGTCTTTTGTCATGAACTGTAATAAATGAATCATAACCACCATAATTATTATAGATATGGTAACCATTTGATCCTACCTGACTTCTACGATCAGTTAAAAAGAAACCAATTACATTGTATTTCTTTGAGAGGGATCCAAGCAGCGTTTTCTTAGCTTGTTGTCGTCTTGATTCAGAAGGAACATAATTATTATATTTATCAGCTAACTCAATCTTACCATGACCTTCAATATCCCAAACGATTGTATCCGTCCATTGGTTAAGATGTTCTCGCAATCTCATATCCTGAGCATCACCATCGGTTAAGAACACAACATTCATCTTCTCTATATGATTTCTTTTAACAAAATCATCTGTCATAATATGAGCTATTGAAATAGTCTCATTTAATGGTGTTCCACCTAACTGGAAAGCAGGTTCTGTAAAAGGAGTACGACCAGAATATGGCCATGCCGAAAACATAGCTCTTTCAAACATTGTATGCATTTTAATTTTAGACCATTTAGAATCAGCAATCTTAACTAATTTTAATGCCCATGACTTATAATCATACTTACTCTCTGCACCATCTCTGAGGTTCTCAAGATCCTTAGCACGTGCTTCTCTATACTTAGTTGCATCAGTAGTAAAACCGTATAATTCGAACGGAATACCTACACGCTTGGCGAACATAGAAAGGATTACAGCCTGTTTCAATGTTTCATAAATTCTACGAGTCATTGAACTTGAATAGTCAATATACATTAACAAACCATGATTCTTGGCATCAGGCATTGACATAACAGTCTTGAAGATATGATCATCTAGCTTGTATTGCCATAATTTATTAACATCAATTGAACCTGAAGTAGACTCTCTAATCTTTCTAGACTCCATTGCTGACTTGCGAAGTTCAAACTGCTGAACCATAGCATTAACAGCAGGTTTAATCTCTTTAATAAAGGATGAATACTCTTCCTTCATAGCCTCTTTATGCTGCCAAAATTCATCCCATTGACCATATCTTTCTTCAAACGCTTTATTAGAAAGTACTAAATCTTCTTCAGTATGAATGAACTCATCAGCTATTTGATTTTTAGTAACTCTAATATATGTTGTATCATCACCGGAATGAACCATCTTAGATTCATTTTGGCGCATTGAACGATCTGTATCAGAAGTATAATCAGGTTCATCTTCATCTTCAGTTACTTCACCTGAAGTTCCTTTAACCNCAGTTACTTGAGTTTCTTCAGATGAATCTTCTTCTTCTTCAGCCGATATTGAAGTTTGCTCTTCATTTGACTCTGAATCTTCTTCTTCCTCATTTGTGCTTTCTTCAGAAGACGGACCTTTTGATTCTTCTAAAACCTCTTGTTGTTGTTCTTCTTCTTCTTGATGCTGCTCTTTAATAAACTCCATTAAAGCACGTGAAACAGCAACAGTATCGTCCCATGTTTCTACTGAATTAACTTTCTCAATCATTAATGTTTCTTTAAAAGAAAAGTCAACATCAATAAGAGCATTTAGTTTAGCTTTTAAATTAAGTCTATCTAGGAATTTTAAATCATTTGGTTCTTTATCTTTAACTCCGAAGAAGTTGTCATCCATTAATCTCTTATAACCTTTAAGAAAGTCATTAACTAGACCAGGATAGAACTCACGGACCTTACGTTCAATACGAACATCTTCTACAATGTTAATAATATCAAAAGGAATATCTGCTAACTCAGCTTTCTTTTCTTCATGAGAGAAGAAGTCTGGTGTGTACAGAGCATGTCCAATCTCATGTCCAATGAACAGAGTAGCTGCTTCATTAAACTCTTCTTTTAATAGAGGAAGTCTAACGATACGATTTTTAGGATCAAAAGAGGCTGTCTTGAAGTTCCCTTCAATCACCTCTAAATCCTCTCGTGCCATTAGCTTGGAAAGTAATGCTTTATTCATCATACGATATATACCTCCTTTTAATTAACTATAACTAATTATAACAAATTTCAGTATCTTTGTCAACACTTATTTCGTGAAAGGGTCAAATGATATCAACATATCTGATTTCGATTTCGCTTTAATCTTACTGTCCCATTGTATCTCATAAACATTAGAAACTGAATCTTTAAAACGATCCTTAAACAAAGCACTGTCTGAATGTTTAACAACTAAGTACTTCTCACGAGCATTAACTTTTTTATCATTTTTTAAAAATCTATCTACTTTTTGTTGTAACAAAATAGTCCATGAAACTGTCTTAACTGATCTATACGCAGTACGGTAATATGTGGTAAAATCAGCACTTTCTTTATCCTTTACCGAAACTATGTATGTCGAATTAACATTACTATCTTTTAACGGTGCATTAACTAATTTAAAATACTGATGATCATAAACTTCTCTAGTAAACGCTGCATTAAAATTAGCAACTATTCTATAATCCTTATTATACTTTTGATATATCTTTGGTGATTTTTGAGCACGAACTACAGTAACATCATTACTTTTCATCCATTTTGCAACTGCTGCATCATGTGCTTGCTTCGCTAACATATCCATAATAACTCCATAATATAATTGATTTGATTGGTGTGGTCTCAATATCCCCGACCACAATTACAGTATAACAAATCCCTACCGTAATGTCAAGAACTCATTTACTTTTTTTTCATTTTTTTTCAATAATAGTAACATATTTGCATGAAACGCGATCCCACTCAGACGGTGAAACATCATTTAATCTACGNTTTACAGTAGGCTTTACAGGCTCTGTGGTGCTCTTTACAGGACTTTTTACAGGTGACAACTTAACTACATTAGNCATTATATTATATCTCCCAAGGAGTAGAATGGACAAGAACAAGTTCATCTGCGATATCATCATCAGATTGAACGTTAATTTTAGAAACGGTGATAACAATTGTATAAGATTTATACACTTTGAAGAGTAACAAGAGGAAGGAAAGAAGGAACAAACAGGACATTATCAACATAGGAACCTCATAATTTAAAACGAAAAAACTCAATACCCCCGACTACAATTACAGTATAACAAATCTTGACCTTAATGTCAAGAACTCATTTGCCTTTTTGGCAATTCATTTGGCTTCATTGGCAATTCTTTCATCTCTAACGTCTTCTAGAATGTCTTTCCATGGGTCCAATTCCAAAGAATCATCACCTGTCCAAAGATTGTCTAGGTCTTTTAAACGTATACGAGAGTCAATTATATGATAAATATCTTTCCAGTTATATACCCGCTCAGCCTTACCTTTATAGCTTAGGTTGTGTGTATGTGACATTAATATTGATCTTAAACCGAGCTCAATACCAACATCCGCGTTAGCTGGCTTGTCTTCAACCCAGAACATATCNGAATCTTTATATGCCTTTAAAACCTCATCTTTATCTTGACCTGTATCTAGATATATAAACTTCTCAAATGCACTTGNACCAAATAAAGTTCTAATGTTTTTAGTTCTAAGTTCTTGTGCATTTGTATCAGAAGAGAGTGATGTTATGAGATGAAACACAAAACCATGTTCTTCATGTAGTTTCTTAACATATTTAATAGCATCTCTAAGAGGTGGCATATGTGCTATAGATGCTGACTCATTAAAGTATCGAGCCATTACATTAGACTCTGACTTAGGTAGATTAAACTTTTCATGCACTTTATAGAGTTCTATGTGATTTTCAGCCGCTTTATAACCATGATCAATCATCCATTGTGTAAACGGTCTTTCCCAATCTAATAAGACACCATCGGCATCGACTAGTATTACTTTATCCTTATCCATTTTTCTTTAATTCCTTTGTTATTTCATAATAATGCTTGTCACATAAATCTTCTAATCGCTGTTCTAGCTCTCTAGAATCATGTATAAACTGCATTGATAGTGTTTGATATCTTTTAATTCTGGTAGGTTTATGTGTAAATTCTATACAGAGGATAGTATAACCATCTGCATCTGACTTTGTTTTATCCCATCGTATTTCCCATTTTACAGGGTTGGAGCGATGAGTTTGTGGTTGAAGTGTTGCATATTCCGCGATCATTTTGAGGCCTAACTAACTAACTTTCATATACATTATAACAAATTCTAACCTAAATGTCAAGAACTCATTTCATTTATTTTCAATCTAATGCATCACATACAGAGAGCCATTGTTGCTCATTAATAGCATCTAAGGTCTCTTTATCCTCTTTACCTCTGTATGTACCTTTTTTCATTTCTGGTAGTACATCTACTAACCATTCTGCTGTAAACGGATTAGCTCTATAATAATCTTCAGGAATGTAGATCTTATTATTGATTAAAGATACAGCTTTTCTGAAACAAGGTTTGCATATACCACAAGGTTGTGGGTCACCAGAATAGCACGAATATGAATCCATTAGTGCTTCTACATAGCCTCCTGCTTTAATATATTCATCAACTAACTCAGTCTTAGTAACATCTTTATAGGGGGATTCTACAGTAAATCGACGTGTTTCTGTCCAATGTTGTGCTTGCCATATATGATTAAGTAAATTCTCCATAAATCCATAAAAAGTTCTATCTTTATCAAATGATCTATCTCCATATACAGATCCAAGATAAATCTTTTCACCATAATGAGATGCTAACAGTACAAGATAAGCATTTCTATTAGGTACAATCATATCATCTCTTTCGAAAGCTTTTAGATTTAAAACTTCATCTAATATCACTAACTTGTTCCAATCAATCCAACCTGAGTTAGCTAACTCATGAACTTTTTCTGTTTCTATTTCTTCATAAGCTGAACCTGATGGGATATATAATAATACATCAGGATTTAATAGCTTATCAAACATTATTGAATCCATTCCACCAGAAAATAGTAATACAGATTTACCTTTTACAGTTTCTTTAGATTTGGTAATGATATTACTAGACATAGTAGATNCTCCGTGATTTAGGTGTTTCCCACCATTCAATGGAATCTACTGTTACATTAAGAGGTTTCATTTTAACTTGTACTAACTCAGCTATCCATTTAGATAAATTCTCTGATGTTGGTACAAAATCAACAATAAAGAATCCCTCTTTGTACTCATATTCAGGTGTACCTGGCTTAGTATCTTTAAGATTAATTTTCCATCCAGTTAAATGCTCAGTTCCTGGTACAAATACTTCATAAAGTGAATGAATACCTAAATGACCTAGATTAGAAGTTAATAACTGATCATATAGTGGATCGTTAATATCTAATATAAATTGATGATCTACATTAGTATTAATCCACTTCTTAAGCCATTCTAAGTGTCTAAAGTCAGTGACCATACCAGTTGGGTCTAGTCCATCACCTGTTAGGTGTACCTGTATCTTACCTTCATGACCATGTAGATGCCTGCACGCACATTGTAAATCATCCGAATACTCACCATTAAGAACCTGTGTCCAAACCCTATGTCCGTAACAGAACTCAATAGTTTTATCAATTACCCACTTACCCATCTTACTTACCTCTTATTAATTATATACCATGTATTATACACTACTTACGAGAGAATGTCAAGTAATAGTTTCCCAAGGAAAGACAACCCATCTTCCTTCATTCTCTCTTAGATACTCAACTGAGTCATCATTCTTCTTACCAAAGAGGGTAAGATAGGTAATATCCCAACTTACATCTCCTATAAAGTCTTTACAGTTCCTAATAGTAGACCCTGTATCATAGATATCATCAATAATCAGTACCTTCTTAGGTCTAATCATTCCTTGTACTAACCAT